TCAGGCGAAGGCCTTGCCCTCGGCTGCGAGGCGGGAGAGCAGCGGCGCGGGCTCCCATGCGGCGGCATCGTCCAGCGGGTTCTGCGCGAAGCGCTGCATCGACTGCGCGACGTTGAAGAGGCCCACTTCGCTCGCGTAGTGCATCGGGCCGCCGCGGTGGATGGGAAAGCCATAGCCCGTGAGGTACACCATGTCGATGTCGCCGGACTTGCTCGCGATGCCCTCTTCCAGGATCTTCGCGCCTTCATTGACCAGGGCATAGACCAGGCGCTGCACGATCTCCTCGTCGCTGATCTTGCGCGGCGTAATGCCGAGTTCCTTGCGGTGGTCCTCGATCATCTTGTTCACCAGCTCGCTCGGGATGGCATCGCGCTTGCCCGGCTTGTAGTCGTACCAGCCGGCGCCCGTTTTCTGACCGTAGCGGCCCAGTTCGCAGAGCTTGTCGGCCGTGCGGCTGTACTTCATGTCCGGGCGCTCGACGGCGCGGCGCTTGCGGATCGCCCAGCCGATGTCGTTGCCGGCGAGGTCGCCCATGCGGAACGGCCCCATGGCGAAGCCGAACTTCTCGATGGCCTTGTCCACCTGCTGGGGCGTGGCGCCTTCGTCGAGCAGGAAGCCGGCCTGCTGGCTGTAGCGCTCGATCATCCGGTTGCCGATGAAGCCGTCGCACACGCCGGAGACCACGGCCGTCTTCTTGATCTTCTTGGCGAGCGCCATCACGGTGGCGAGCACGTCCTTGGCGGTCTGCTTGCCGCGCACCACCTCCAGCAGCTTCATCACGTTGGCGGGACTGAAGAAGTGCATGCCGACCACGTCCTGCGGGCGCTTCGTGAAGGCGGCGATCCGGTCCACGTCGAGCGTGGAGGTGTTGGACGCGAGGATGGCGCCGGGCTTGGCGACCTCGTCGAGCTTCCTGAACACGGTTTCCTTGACGCCCATCTCTTCGAACACGGCCTCGATGACGAGGTCCACGTCCTTCAGATCGTCATAGCTCAGCGTGGGCGTGAGCAGGGCCATGCGCTGCTCGTACTTGTCCTGCTTGAGCTTGCCCTTGGCGACCTGCGCCTCGTAGTTCTTGCGGATGGTGGCGAGGCCCCGGTCCAGCGCTTCCTGCTTCGTCTCGAGCATGGTGACGGGAATGCCCGCGTTCAGGAAGTTCATGCTGATGCCGCCGCCCATGGTGCCGGCGCCGATCACGCCCACCTTGCGGATCTCGCGCTTCGGGGTATCCGACGGCACGTCGGGGATCTTGCTCGCGGCGCGCTCGGCCAGGAACAGGTGGCGCAGTGCGCGCGATTCGGGCGTCCACATGAGGTTGACGAACAGCTCGCGCTCGTAGGCCAGGCCGTCCTCGAACTTGCGCTTGGTGGCGGCCTCCACGGCGTCCACGCACTTGAGCGGCGCGGGGAAGTTCTTCGCCATGCCCTTGACCATGTTGCGGGCGAACTGGAAGTAGGCATCGCCCTGCGGGTGCTTGGCCGGCAGGTTGCGCACCAGCGGCAGCGGGCGGGTGTCGGCCACGCTGCGCGCGAAGGCCAGGGCCTCTTCGGCGAGCGATTCGGCCGAGGCGGCCATCCTGTCGAACAGCTTCTGGCCGGGCATGCCGCCGATCAGCTCGCTCTTCACGGGCTCGCCGCTCACGATCATGTTGAGCGCGGCTTCCACGCCGACGACGCGCGGCAGGCGCTGGGTGCCGCCCGCGCCGGGCAGCAGGCCCAGCTTCACTTCGGGCAGCGCAATGCTGCAGCCAGGGGCGGCGATGCGGTAGTGGCAGCCCAGGGCCAGCTCCAGGCCGCCGCCCATGCACACGGTGTGGATGGCGGCCACGACCGGCTTGGCCGAACCTTCCACCGCGCGGATCACCGAGTGCAGGTTGGGCTCCTGCATCGCCTTGTCCGTGCCGAATTCCTTGATGTCCGCCCCGCCGGAGAACGCGCCGCCGGCCCCCGTGACGACGATGGCCTTCACGGCCGCATCGGCATTCGCGCGGGCCAGCCCGTCGGTGATGCCCTTGCGCGTGGCATGGCCCAGCCCGTTCACGGGCGGGTTGGCCAGGGTGATCACGGCTACATCGCCGTGGACTTGGTATTCAGCGGTCATTGCTTGTCCCTTGGTTGGTATGGAAAAGAACGGTCGTGCTTTTTGATTCTAGAGAGTCCGGGCGAGGATGCCAGCCAGGGTTGTCCCGGCTGGGACAGAAGGCATGGCCGGGAGGGACGGCGCGCCGATTGCGCGCCGCGCGCTTTGGCGCGCTTTCACGTCGGCTTTGGCGCTTTTTAACTGTGCCTTTGGCACTACGGCAACAGGCAGAACACAATGCGCCATGGACTACGAAGACAACGGCGATCTTGCCTGGGTGCACGGAGATGAAGAAGCCGCCGCCAAAATGTCACTCCCCCCAGCTGGACCGGAGCAACCGAACCGATTGACAGTGGACATCGAAGCCCGACAGCTCGGCCATACGCGGCTCACGTTCGCACAACACCGTTACAAGCGCGGCAAGAGCGTGTACTGGATCTGGGTTCCCGTCCGAGCAGACCGTCTTCCTCTTGGCACGCAACCCATGACCGGCAAGAACTCGGCCGCCTAAAAAAATCCTTGACATTTCGCCCCGAGATGGTGGTCGTGACAAGAAACTGGGACTCCCTTAAATCCTTTAGGAGTCCGAGATGGACCAACGCACCTACCAATCCGAAGACCAGATCCGCGAGGCTGTACGCCAGGCTGTGATCGATGACCCTCGCTCCGAGGGCATGCGGAGCCAGATCCCCTACTTCGCGGTCTCGCAGAGCCTGCCGCCCGCTGATCCCGGCAGCTGGAAGGTCAATATCGCCACCGCCGCCTATCCACCCGAATTGACCGGACCGCTGCAGGATGCTGTCGCGAAGGTGCAGGCCAGCATGCTCCTGCACCCCCGGTGGCTCGGCCAGAGCTGTCAGGCTTAGGCTTCCCCCTCCACGTACGTCAGCGACGGGGCGGTGCCTTGGATAGCGCCGCCCTGGATGAAAACTCGTTGCCCCACTTCCGCCTCGCCCCGTGCCTGCAGTTGCGCACCACCAGGTAGCTGCACGATGGCGACGCCGCCGGTGACGGACACCACGTCGCCGACGAGCAGCGGATCGGCCGGGATCAGGGCGAGAAAGGCCCTGTAGGGGTTATGCAGCATGGGTCTCGACCTCCAGTGTCTGACGCAGCGTAGGCCGGCTCCAGTCGATCGCGGTGCGGCGCACGATGCCCACCACCGTGCGGTCGCCCGCGAACCGGACGAACTGCCCGGGCACGATCACCCCGGTGTCAGGCAGCACCTGCATCCGGAGCGAGACATGCTCCTGCCGGCCCGTGTCGGACAGCTCGGCGATGCCGCGCGCGCGGTGCACGTCGGCGTGCGTGATCAGCGCATGATTGACCGGCGGCGCCAGGGTCGTGCCGGCGGTGCCGGAGCGCTTGAAGGGGCCGAACACGCCGGCACCCACGCCACCCACGAACACTCGGTCATAGGCCGGCTTGTCCACGTGCTCGATGCCCACCACCTCGGCGGCAGAGCCCGGGATCTCGTAGTCCGGAACCACGCTGCCCCATGCCCAGGACGCGGCCGGGTAGCGCGGCAGCACGCGCAGCACCGGGTCGGTCGCATGCGGCTGCACGTAGCCGCCCGCGGCAGCAGCGATGTCGTTGATCGCGTCAATGGGCGTGCCCTGCACCGACCAGGCGCCGGCGGGCACGAGCCAGTCGACGATCTGCCAGTCCAGCGCCCAGCCGTTGCCCACGCCATTGATGGTGAGTGCGGCCGCGGCGAGTTGCTGCGCCGTGCTGGCCGCCGTGCTCGCGAACGTCCGCGTGGGCGCATAGGACGCGCCGAGGAGCATCGCCTTGCCCTTGCCGGACACGGCCCACCGCAACTGTGGCAAGAACCTGCGGTCCTCGACCAGGCGCTCCAGCCGCAACCGGAAGGGCACGCCATTGACGACGGCCTCCAGCTCGGCCGGGTCGCCCGCGCTGTCGCGGCCCAGATGCGCGGCCGAGTCATAGTGGAGCGAGGCCGACCAGGTCCACGTCCACGATTGGTAGTCGAGCGACATGCTCATGCTGTGCGCATGCAGCTCGGCGCCGGTTTCGACCCGGCGAAGGGTGATGGAGTTGAGCACGATGTAGGCCCTCCGGACCGGAACAACGATGGTGCCGCCTGGCTCCGGGTCGGAGTGGCGATCGCAAACGAAAACAAGGTGTGCGGGCAGGCCGCTGTTCACCGCCTGGTCGAAGGCCAGATGCACGGGCACCTGTGGCACGTAACAGGGATCTGGCTTCGGCGGCTGGGGCGGCGGCGTGATGCCAGCAGCTGGCGGGCGGGCCTCCTCGTAGCGCAAGGCCCAAGCCTGTGAAAGCGGCCTGGCATGCCGGAAGCCCGACCGAACCGACGCGCCGACATGCGCTGCGTCCTGCATGCGCTGGACTGCGACAAGCCGCAGCCGTAGCGCTTCCTGGAAGCCCTGCATCGCGGCAGCACTGCGCGGCACCGCTTCCTGGAAGCCCTGGCAGCTGCCGACGCGCAGGCGGGCTGCATCCTCCAAGCGCTGGAGCGCTGGTGCGGTCGCGAGGCGAACGGACTCCTGCCACGCCACGCGGGCCATGCGCGCCAGGCGTGCCGCCTGCTCCCAGCGCACCTGCAGGACCGCGGCAACACCGCGGGCGTCCTGCCAGGCCTGCACCACGCCCGCGCGCAGCTGCTGCCCCTGCTCGGTGCGAAGGACGGTGGCGGCATGCATCCTCGATGCCTGCTGCCATCCGACGCGAACAGATCCCACGACCGGGCGCTCGACGTTGATGTCGTACCGCACCGCCACGTAGCCACGCAACCCGGTGATCCGGCCCACCGCCGTGGCACGCACGACAGTCCGCACCGCGACATAGCCTCGCAGCCCGGTGATACGGCCCGCCGCCCGCAGTTCAACGCTGCCAGGCGGGAGGCCATCATCGTCACCGAAGACGATTTCGACAGGGCCGTCGGATGGATTGCGGCCATCGGAGAAAAGCAGATCGGTGTCGGCCACACGTCAGGCCCTCACGACAGCGCGGTGGCGCCCAGCTGGACCAGCCCGCCGGCACGCAGCAGAGGCGAGGTCTCGCCGGACGGCGTCTCACCGCCCACCAGCCTCCAGCCGCCGCCGTGGTCCATGTCGGAGACGGTGGCGCGAGCCAGGATCGCGCCGCTGGCCGCGATCCAGTCACCCCAGCGGGGAATGCCCGTCTGCAAGACCATGCTCGCGTCCTCGGCCGGGTGCATCACGAGCATCCCGTCAACGATGGACGCACAGGGCTTTGCCAGGACGATCTCGAACTGCGCCGAGTCGGCGTGAGCCGTCGCGATGGAGTCCGGCCGCTCCGTGAGGTAGCAGCGAACCCGCGCGTTGCCGGAGCCCTGATCAGCGCGAACGATGGCAGCCTGGAGCTGCGCCAGGGCCAACGCAGGTCCGATCTCCCAATCGTTCATGGCGCCACCTCAGGAACAAGCCTGCTCGCCGCCACGGGCCGGAAGTTGCCCTGGATGTCCTCGGCCAGCACGAGGAACTGCTGCCGCGTGTCGATACCCGCGAACTCGAAGGCGCCGGTTGCCGGCTCGCTCCAGGTCTCGCGAGCCACGACCTTGCTGCGCTGATGCAGCAGCACCACACGGGCCTTAGTAGGCACATTGGGCGTGCCCTTGGTCTTCGTGGTGCCCCAGATGCGCCCCGCGCCACCAAATTGCACGTCGCGCGCCAGGTGCTCAGCGCCTGACAGCCACGGTTGCGTCATGGCTCCATCCACAGCTCCCAACGCGATCGCGAGATCCGCTGGAGTGGCCTTGGACGGATAGCTTGCGCCGCCACCCACCCCGGTCGGGGGAGCGAAATCGTCGGTGTAGCGGCCGGCGCCGCTGGTGATGCGCACGAAGTCCACCATGCCGTTCAGCGAGCTGTCGCGGAACGCGTCGTAGGCACCGATGAAGCACGGCCGGTCGCCACTGATGGGCGTCGTATCGCCGACCTCGTACACCTTCGTGCCGTTGATGAAATGACGCAGCGTTGAAGCGACCCGGGCAACGGCGATGTGGGTCCAGATGTTTGTCGGGAGGGCCGTCGAACCACCGAGCCAGGCCGTGCCGTTAGACCACTGCAGCACTCCGTTCGCCAGGCGGACCACATGCGACCAACGCTCGGCTGCGGCATAGCGCATCGACACCAGAGCGCAATCGCCGCCGGACCAACGCACATAGGCTTCCACGCAGAAGTCGCCAGAGCCGAATGCCCACCGGCTGCTCAGTGGCTGGCTGATGAAGCAGTCGGCGCTGCCATTGAGCGACAGCGCTCCGCTGTCTCCAATGCCCCCCGACGAAACCACCGCGGCGCCGCCGGACGCAGTCCAAGCGCCGCCCGAGGGCGACGTGTCCGCCAAAGTCCCGCCGTCGAACATGAGCAGCGCGACGACCTTGTCGGCCAGCGGGTCGCCGGTCGAAGGCATCGGGGCAAGATCCCGGTCCCCGGGCCACGGCATCACGTACGTGCCGACCGTGTTCCACGCCGAGCGGTCGCCGGACGACTGCAGCGTGTACACCCGCACCCACTGGGCCGAGTCGTCGGCGCTGCCGAACCGGACGTTAACGGCGTCCACGGCTGCTCCAGCATCCCAAACCAGCGCGAACCCAGGCGCAGAAACCTGCGCCTGGCCCCACGTGGTGGTGTCCGCCAGGTCGCCGTCCGTCAGGTACGCGAGGGAGCCTGATGCCGGGGCATGGCTTGCAGACAACACCGCGTCGATCATGCCCGTGGCGCCCCACAAGGCTGCCTGCGTGATTGCCACGCCGGTTGCGCCGTCCGTGCGAAGTCCGATCACGCGCCAGTAGCGAGCAGCCATGCGCTTACTCCCACGGACCTGTCAGGTCGATAAACACGGTGCCAGCCAGGGACAGGCCAGCACTCGGTGCGCCGCACCGCAGCGCGAGCAGCGTGCGGCCAGCAAATGCGCCCTCTCCCGCGACCGTGTCCCCCGAGTTGAAGGCATCGCCCAGTACCTGCGCGCAGTGATAGACGCCAGGCAGGCGGCCTCGCAGCGCGGTGCCGGCGGCGATCTCGACCGGCGCGAGGCGCAGGCCGAAGTCCACAGGAGACGGGTAAGCGAACCCGTTGGAGTTGTAGCCGGACGTCCCGCTGTAGCCTTGCGTGATGTTGTGTGCCGCGACCTTCTTGGCTGCGATCGCGCCGCCCAGCGCGGTGGCAGCGCGGGCCACGAAGACATCACCGCTGCCCGACGCTCCGGCATGCCCGTATCCGAGGCAACCACCGACCGGCGCCGGCGTGGTGGTCACATCAGCGGAGGCGGCGCCGAAGAGCGCGCACCCGTATGCGTCGCCGCTGCGGTAGGACAGCACGTCGCCGCACGCGAAGAGGCAACCATGGGTCGCGCCATCCATCGGGGCGATCCAGAGCAGGAGCCACCGGCTGCTTGCGATGCAGCGCCACGCACGGGCAGCGGACGATGCGGCGCCGCTCTTGGGCCAGTACAGCCCACCGCCTACCTGCGCCGCGGTGGGGAAAGGCCCGGTCCCGGTGTTGATATCGCTCATCGACTCGTAGCCCATCACGCGCGCCGTCGTGCTGCCCGTGTCGTTGATGCGCAGCACACACCCCGTGGCCTCGGGCACAGTGGGCTGCAGGACGATGGTGTCAGCCAGCTGCCCTGCGAACAGCTCTTGCCAGCCGGCGGCCGCCACCTTGTGGGTGATCGTCCCTGACGCTGCGCCGTCCACGACACCTGCAGCGGCGAACGTGATCGAGTCCGATGCCACCGACAGCACGCGCTGCTGCCCGTTCAGGGCGGCCGGCGTGGCGCCAGCAATCTGGACCACCGTTCCGATCCTGTATGGGTGGGCCGCGGCGAACTTGGCCGTGGCCACGCCGCTGCTCACGGCGAGAGAAGACACGGCCCCAGCTCCGAAGCCATCGACCAGGCAGGCTTTGATGACCGAGCGCATTGCCCCGGCCACACCAGAGAGGACAGGCGCTCCGGCCATCGAAGAATCGTAGGAATAGATCATGGTGCGGATCAGATGACGGGGTTAGTAGGTGCGCGATCGACGTCGCCGCGGGCGGTGATCTCGAAGGCGTAATCGGTGCCCGCGGCTCCGCTGGGCTGCACGGTGCGGATGGCCGCGAAAGGGAAATAGACGCCGACCGTGGGCAGGAAAAGCACGTTGCCAGCGGCCCAACCGCTGCCCCAGCCGGCGGCGCGGAGGATGAAGAACGGTGCGCCGGAGACCGGATTGATCGGGGCGATATCGGTGTTGCGGCTGTACGTGCCCACATTGCCCACGTGCTCGCCGATCACCTCGACGTCGGTGCCGTTGGAAAGCACGCGCAGCGCGAACCGCTCGGTGAGCGCTCCAGCGTTGGTGACCACCGGAGGAAATGCCCCGTCGTTGTATGTGGCCGGGGCCGGGTTGCCGATCGTCGAATCGGCCCAGGTGAAGCCGTCCCAGCTCCCCTGGTCAAACACCGGCAGCGCCCGTGCGCGCAGGTTGCCGGCCATGATCGCGGAAGACACCACGGCACCCGCCGGGTAGGTGTGGCTCAGCTGCTTGGACAGATGCAGTGTGCCGTCGATCTGCACGTCCGTGCACCGCGCCATCTCCTCGATCCGATGCTTGACCACCACGGGCTGCACCCAGTCCGTGACGTCGGTGACAGCGATCGTGCCGGCGTCCAGGTTGGGGGTGTAGCCGCTGCGGATCAGCTTGCCGTCCGCGCCGACCAGGTAGACGCGCGAGAGCCTGGCGCGACCGCAGTTGATCGTCATGCCGGCGCTGTACGTCGCGGCCGGCACGCGGCCCGTGTGGCCGACCACCACATAGGTGCCCTTGCGATAGATCGGCACGCGGCCATCGGGCGGCAGGCGCACGGGGTCGAGGCCCAGGATGTCCGCATCGATCGGCAGGTACGAGTAGGACACCGAGTTGATCCGCAGCGTGGTCGGGTCCACAGGCCAGGGGCACCAGATCTTGCCGGCCTCCACTGCGCCGACGTCGGCCGCGCTGTACCACCACTCCGCTTTCTGGCCGTCCGTGAGGGTTGCAGGATCGACGAAGTCGCCGAACTGCAGCTCGCCCACGCCGCTCTCGAAGTCCATGCGGCCGCGCATGTGCGTGCCGGTGAACGCCCCGTCCGTTCCCGTGGCGGCCGTGAGCGCGTTGCCTTGCAGGTCCAGCACCGACAGCACCACGCCACCCGGTTTAAGGGGTGCGCTCTGCGTCCGGAAAAAGATGCTGCCGGTGCTCCACGGCACCCGCCTCGTCCACAGGCTCTGCAGCGCGACGGTGGTGGGCAAAGGACCCACCACGTAGTCGGTCATGCGCGCGAGGCCGGCGGCGTAGTCCATCGATCCCGAGGCGATGCCGGGTGCGCTGCTGGTGCGCCCGCGATACAGGATGCCCTCGAAGTCCTCGTAGGTCTCGCCCATCCACGCAAAACGCACGCTGCCTGGCACGGCGCGATCGGTCGTATAGGGAAGCAGATCGATCACGATCTCAGCGCCCGCGAACCGCTCGACCGCCGTGGTGGACGAGACCGGTGCCACCTTGTAGCGCACGATCACCGAGCCGACCTGCTGCTCGCCGACGGCCGTGGTGCCGTACTCGCCGCCCTTGCTCGAGCTGGAGAGGGACGGTTGCGGGCCGTCGGGATCGTCGAACACCTTGGCGTCCTCATGGTCGCTCTTGTAGCTGACGGTGGATCGATCCTGCGATGCCAGCTTGAGCACGATGGTCTTGCCGGCATAGGACACAGTGCCGAGCCCGCCGACGAAGCCGCCCGCGCCGTCGTCGGTGATGCTGTGAGCGGTGATCACGCGGCGCGAGTCGGTGGCGTCCTGCGCAGTCATGCGCGACCAGGTGCTCGTCGTCGTGTTGTTGGAGATGCGGTAGATCGGCACCTGCACCATCGACACCGGGGCCGTCACACTGGACACGGGTGGGGTGCTCACGTTGCCGCCGCTTCCGGAGAACACCGTCCCATAGACCGTCTGCGGGACATAGCCCATCACCGTCTTCGTCGAGCCAATGACTTTGCCGGCATCGGCGGCGGACAGCGACGTGCCGCTCGTGCTGGACACTTCCTGCGCGGTTATCCAGGCGACCTCGATGCTGCCCGCCAGGGGCTGCTTGGTGAGAACGAGCGTTGCCTGGCCCGCTGCATCAAGGGCGGGAGCGGCGATCACTTCTTCTTCCATCCCGCCGGCATCGTAGGTGACCTCGTATTCGCCGCCGGGGTCAATGATTGCGCCCAAACGCATGAAGGCGGTGGAGGATGGATAGTCGTACTCGCCCTGCGCGTCCCCGGTGATCTTGCCGGCCCCGTTGTCGCTGGCCGTGCGCATCACGCCGCCCGAAGGCCAGCGCACCGTCCACGTGCCGGGCACGGTTCCGCGCCGCGCCATCTGCCATGCGACCTCGGGCGCGCGAATCTGCGCGCCCTGAGCAGCGCGACTGGTGTACGCCACGCGCTCGGCCCACTGGATGATGATGCTGCTGGCGTCATCCGGCAGCGACTGCAGGGCCATGTCCAAGCTGCCTGTGTTGTAGATCACACGCCCCGATCCAGGCCCGGTCAGCACGCCGTTGCCGTCGTCCGTCAGTGCGTACCAGTTGCCGAGGGCGCGGTAGCTGATGACGACGGTGCCGGGCTCCGGCAGCGGCTTGAGCAGCGCGACATAGGACGAGCCGCGATTGCTCTGGTTGATGCGAATACGGCGACTGTGCGCCGCGACGGGTACCTCGACCCGCCGCGGCGCCTCGGCCAGGACCAGCGTGCGCTCCGCGGCCGGCCGCTGGTCCAGCGTGCTGGTCTCGGTGCGCGAGCTGGGCACGAGCTGCGTGTAGATGCTCTGCACGCGCAGAACGCTGTCGCCCAAGGCCACCGTGCCGACGATCGGCGAAGCCCCGTAGTACGTGGCGGCGTCCGCCACAGTGGTGTCGCGGATGACCGTCTTGCCGGCGGCCGGCGCGAAGTCACGGGACGGCGGGGAGCCGGGGAATGCGTAGCGCAGCGCGTCCTGCAGGTCGACCTTGGTCACCGAGGCCTGAAAGTCGACGAAGCCACCGCCGCTGCCGTAGGTGAAGGTGCGTGCCTCGGTCTCGGTGCGGGTGACGCGCACGTATTGAATTCGCTCGCTCGATGTGCCCTGCTGATAGACCAGCACCAGGGTGCGGCCGATGTCCGGTGCCGGCGTGCCAGGCCGGTGCAGGATCTGGATCGACAGCATGCCGACGACGTGGTCCTCGAGGAGCACGCCCGACCAAGTCGTTCCCTGGATCAGGTAGTTGGCGATCGCCGCCGCGATTGCCGTCCGCCGCGCGAAGAGATCACAGCGCGCCAGCGTGATGGATACGTTGGGGTCGTTGGGCAGCTCCGAGAGGATCAGGTTGGCCCCGAGATACGGCTCCACGTTGGCGGTCAACACGCCGACATGCGCCTGCCGGATGGACACGTTGCCGCCGGCCCGGTCGGCCTCGGTGATGTCCTGGCACATGGCGTTGCTCGTGCCGTACGGGATCTCCGTGCCGGTCGGGCCGCCGCCGCCCTCGGGCACGTCGTCCATGACTCGGGAAGCCAGCAGCTTGATATCGCCTTCGAGAATGGTCGCCATGTGTCAGATCTCGATGAATTTAAAAGTGGGGAAGTAGAGCTGCGTGGGCGACTCTTCGCCGTCCTGCAGCTTGTAGACGGGCTGTGCGGCGAAGCCGCCCTGGGCGTGGTCGAACAGCACGCGGCGCGTGACGCCACGCAGAACGAGGTCCAGCTCGATGCCGGGCAGCGAAGCCCACGCCTGCAGCGTGTCGCACAGGGCGCGCTGGATGCACGCGATGGTCTCGGTTCCCACCAGCGTGATCGGCCGGCCGGCCTGCTTGACCGCGACATCGACCAGCAGCGCGCCCGTAGTGCTGTACGCGGTGGCCTGGTCTACCGGGCTCCATGAGTACTCGTCCGTCCACACCAGGCGATCGCTGATGTGTGCCGTGGTTCCGTGGTAGGTGAGCGTGATAGCCATCAGATGGATGCTCCCTTGGCCTGTGCGAGCTTGCGCAGCACATCGATCTCGGCGTTGGCGCTCTCCGCATCGACGTGGCGCGTCGTGGTGCGCACCACGCCCCAGTCGCCCAGACCGTTGATGGTGATGTTGTTGACGTAGGTATTGCCGCCGCCCGAGCCCCCACCTCCAGGGCTCGGAGCTGGCGAGGGCGCGGGACCAGGCGCGGGGGATGCCCCTGTGCTGCCGCCCTTGAAGCGGTTCGCCTCCACCGCCTTGTAAAGGGCCTGCGTCATGGTGCTGTTCCTGCCGCCGTACTTGATCTGCCCGGCATTGTTGGAGTACGGGACGTTGCCGCTGGTGTCCACGAACTCAGCGGAGATCCGGACCGCCGTCTCTTCGTCGAGCCCGGCCTGCTTGAGCCAGTCCACGATCGCCAGGCGGGTCCACGCGAACTGGTTTTCGCTCTGCGGGCGGTTGCTGATGCTGCTCGCGGATGTGTTGGCGCTCTTCTGCGCAGCGGCTGCGGCCAGGAACTGGCCCTGCGCTGCAAGAGCCTTGGCACCAGCGTCGGTGTACGCATCGCCGAGAGCGCTCACCGCGGCTGCGCCAGACGACGCAGCGCCAGCGGCTGATCGCATGGACGCGGTGGACTTGTCCACGGCATCTGCAAGCACCAGCGACGACTTGCCCGCTTCGTCGGTCACGACCTTGTAGCCACGCACCGCCGCCTGGCCCTCGACCCAGGCCGGCGCGATGCCCTTGTTTGCGGCGATAGCGGCCTCGGCGGCTCGCTTGAAGCCCTCGCCCAGCTCGCGGGCGCTGGCTGTGCCGCTGGCCGTCAAGGTGTCGTAGGCCTGCTTCGCGTCCGCGGCGGTCTTCTTCAGCTCTGCCTCGGATGTGACACCCAACTGTTTGAGCGCTTCGCGCACGCTGTTGATGCCTGGCGTGGCCTGGTCCAGCGCGTCTTTCAGCGCGACGGCCTTGTCCCGTGCCTGGTCGAGCAGCCCATCGGTGATCTTGTCGCCGAGCACCTTGCGCATCTGCTCGATGCGGCCACGCAGGCTGTCGATCGCGGCTTGACCATCTGCGGTGTTGATCGCCTTGGTGAACGATGCGGCGAGCAAGCGGCCGGTGTCGACCCCCTGCGCCTTGAGCCGGTCCATGCCGGCGATGATGGCTTCAACGTCATTGATCGCGCTGCGCGATGCGGTGCCGATGCGGCCCTGCAACTGCTCATACTCCAGCCCAGTGCGTCTCACCGCCTCGCGCAGCAGCGCATCCATCAACTGAGCAGCGCGAGTACTCTCCCGCGTCACCACAGCAAACGCTGATTCGGCCTTTGATTTGAGTGCAGCAAGCTCCTCGCCCACCACTCCGCGCGCCAGCGCCTTCTCGTAAGCCGTTGCGGCCTTCTCAGCCTCGGCACGCGCCGACCCGAAGGCGATTCGAGCCTTGACTTCAAAGTCGGCCAGATCTTTTCCATCCAGCGCCTGAGCCCACGCGGCCTGCAGCTCACCCAGCGAGAGCTTTCCGTCCGCTGCCAGCTTGTCGAGCACCCCGGAAAGATCTCGGATGCCCTGCACCTTGGAAAGGTCGAAGGACTCCGACGCCTTCTTCAGTGCCTCGGCGGCACTCTTTCCATCTTTGGTCAGTTGCGCGAACTCGTCCACTGCAGCGCGGGCTGCCTTCGACAGGTCAAACGTCCGGTCAATCGCTGTCTGGATGGACGCGGCGAGGCGCGCGCGATCAGCGGCAGCCTCTTTCGCGATTTCGGTCTGCAGCTTTTCGGCGCGTGCCAACTCCTCCGTGCGGTCCTTGTAGCCCGCCAGCCTTGCTGCGCTCTCCCCGATCCACTTACCGATGTCCTTGAAATTGGCGACGATGCCCACCAGCGTGAAAGTGCGCAGGGTCGCCAGGATGGCGGCCAAACGGCCCACGCCGGCAGCGGCCGTTGCGCCGGCAGTGCCCGCTGCCACCATTTGCGCGTTGCTGGCCGCCACGGCGGTTGCAGCAGCCTGGGCCGCCGTGCCGATGCCCAGGAAGTGCTGCGCCAAGCGCAGCGCGATGAACGCTGCCGTCGCCTGCCCCGCATCGATCAGCAGGCCCGCGATGGTGCGCAGGTTGCTCGACACCGCGTTGATGGCGGTCGCCGCCGCCGCGCTCGCGCCCGAGGCCTTGTCGGTCTCGCCCACGTACAGCGTCCACTGCGTGGACAGGTCTTGGAGTGCGCGACCGACTGTGGGCGGAAGCTTCGCGAATTCGGTGGCGACGGTCTGGCTCTGGCCCTGCAGGGCCTTGATGACCGTGTCGCTGGTGAGCAGCCCCGCCTCGGCCATCTTGCGCAGCTCGCCCGTGGTCACGCCCAGGCCGTCCGCCAGCGCGCGCGCCAGGCGCGGGGACTGCTCCATAACGCTGTTGAATTCGTCGCCGCGCAGCGCACCGCCCTGCAGGCCCTGCACCAGCTGCGTGATGGCGGCGCTGGAGGCCTGGGCGCTGGCCCCGCTCAGCTGGATGGCCTGATTGATCGTCTCGGTGAGCGCCAGGCTCTGCTTCGTGGCCGCGGCGGTATTGAGGCCCGCATCCTTTCCGGCCTGCGTCAGGCGCGTGAACAGCACGCCCGTCTCCTCGAGCGCGCTGTGGGTGCGCAGAGCCACCTCGGTGACGCCCTGCCATGACTTGGCGAAGTTCTCGTTCTCCCCCGTGACGAGCTTGATCCGCCCCTGCAGGTTGTTGACCTGGTCGGCCGTCGCCGCGAGATCCAGCGCCATCGCTTTGAAGCCCTGGATGCCCTGCAGCGCGACGTAGAAGCTCTGCAGACGCGCGAGCTGCTGGCTGATCGACTCGACCCCCTCACCGATCTGGCGATGCGTGCGGGTCATGGATGCGCCAGCGTTGGCCGCACCGGTAGCCGCCTGTTGATGGGCGGGCGCCAGGTCTTGCACGGCGTCGCGCACCGCCGTCACCTCCTGCCGCAGGCGCTGCTGGGCGTCGCGTGCGTTTTGGCCCGACACGCCGAACTGCTGCAGAGAGGCCTGAGCGCGGGCAACCGCCTCGCCTTCTTGCGTGAAGGCGACCCGGGCGGTGTCCACCGCCGTCTGCAGGCGCTGCTGCGCGGCGGCTTCCTGGGCCGTGGGCGGCCCCATCGCCGTGATCTGCCGGCCGTAGTTGGCCGCCTCGTTCTCCGCGGCCTTGAGCGCGCGGCCCGCATCACGCGCCTTGTTCTGCAGCTCCAGGAAGGCGGTGATCGCCTGGTCCTGGTCGGCCAGCTCGCGCAGCCGCGCTGCGGCCCCCTGGGCCGACTTGGCCAGGTCGCCCGTGAGCACCTTGGCGACGTCGTCCAGATCGTCGGCCAGGCCCGTGATGGACTCCCGGCCCGTCACGCCCACCTTCAGTTCTGTCGAGATTTGCCTATCCGCCATGTTTTCCTACAATGCGGACATGCCGCGTTTTATCCTCTTCCTGCTCTGCATCGCGTTCCTGGCCGCTGCCGGTGGGTTGGTGCCCATTGGCATGGCGCTCGGCCTGGTGGCTTTCTGCGCGCTGGGCGCGTGGGCCACGCTGCTGGTGGCACGCATCTTTTCCAGCTCGCGATGACGGCAACTGTCTCGCGCGACGGGCAAAAAAATAAGGCCGACGTATGTCGGCCTTTGCTTTTGGGGAAGAGAAAACGCGCAGTGTTTAAACCGTGCGCACGCGGTAGTAGCGGCTGATGCCGTCCCCGGTCTTGGTGTCGTCCTTGAGCACCGCGCCCGTCACGGGCAGGCTGGCGAAGCCCTTGTCCGCCAACAGCCCGATGGCCGACGCGACGCCCTGGCTGGCACGCCAGATCTCCACGATCTTGGCCTTGCCGTCGTCCGCCTCGTTGAGTCCCTCGAAGATCAGCTCCAGCTCTTTGGCCTTGGTGGTCAGGGCTTCGATGACCGCGTAGCTGCCAAACGTGTAGCCCAGCGTGACCTGGTCACCGTCAGCCAGGTCGGCGGCCTCGGGCAGGATGTACACGCCGGCCGGGCGCACTTCGTAGTTGCCGGTCGCAGGCACGACCGTGCCCACAGTCGCGTAGGTGTAGGAAACCCAGAAGCCCATGCCGTTGGTCACATCCGGCGCATTGGCCGCCACCTGGATGCCACCGGCCACCACGGTGTAGTTGCCCGATGCCGACAGCAGCGTGGCGGTAGCGCTGCTCGTACCGGCCCGCACGGTCACGTTCGAGGCGGGCGCGGACGTCAGATGATCGAGCGGCACCAGCGCGCCCTTGGTGACGGCCAGATGCTCCTCGTCGGTCACCGTGGCAGTACCGGGCGTTGTGCCCTTGGTCACCACCACGTCTTCCGGGTTGATGTGCTCGGTGCGCAGCAGGCCGCCACGCATCACGGTGTGGGCCTCGCTGCCCGCAGAGCCACCTTCCACGCCACGCACCGAGCCCAGCGAGGCGCGGGCCAGATTGGTCACGTTGAGGTCCGCGAGCTTCATGCTGACCTCGACCTCCTCTACGCGGCGCATCTCTGCGTGCGTGCCGCCGCCCAGGGCCGTCATGTCCGCCTGCTTGATCACGTTTTCCTTGTGCGTCAGCTCCAGCTCGAGCACGTTGCCGAGGGGCATAGGAATCTGCGTGGTCCCGCGCTCGCGGGCGTAGACCTGGCCCACCAGCGCGGTCGGCGAGAAGATGCGTTTGATGATCTGGGAAGAGGTGGTCATGGGTCAGTCCTTCAGGGTTGTGATGACGCCGGCAGCACGCAGCCACCGGGCGGTTTCGGGGTGCACCAGCAGCTCGGTGCCAGCGGGCTCTTTCTCGCCCTGGTGTTCGTGCTCGCGAGCCAGTACCACGCGCTCCGGCTCCGCGGCTGGCGGGGGCGCCACCTGCGCCTTCCTGCGTGTTTTCATGGCTTCCTCCATTCGGCCCAGTTGCGGGTCTTGAGGCGCAGGGCGGCGCTGTGACACAGCACGCCCGCGAAGTACACCGGCCCCGCGCTCTCGACCTGAACACCGCGCTCATCGGCGACGCTGGAGCCCAGCAGGCCAGGCAGGCCCAGGGAGCCGTCCACGCGCACCGCATCGCGCATGCGCTCGATGAGGTCGTCGAAGATCAGCTCGCTGCTGATCGCGTCCCGGAACGCGAGGTAGCCGCGCACCAGCCAGGTGTGCTCGTTCAGGATGCGGCCATTGGTGTTGACCTCGGCCGTGGCCGTGCGCCGGATGTACCAGCCCCGGATGTGCGGGGCTGCAGCGAAGGCATCGGCGGCCGGGTCGTCGTGCGTGTAGAGGTAGGCCTTTTTAAAAGCCTCCTCGCCCTCCGCGAAGCGCTCGCAGGGGTGCACCACGCCAACGGCGGGCACGGCCCGCAGGACGGCCTGCAGCGCGGAGCGCGATGCGGCCAGGGTGTTCGGCATGGTCACGATGCGGCCCCTTCGAGATACTTCGCGACCTGGTCGGCCGCACGTTCAAACATCGCCACGATCTGCCCTTCGGTGGCCTGCGCAGCGCGCGCCATGGGGCGCTGCGCGGGGGTGCCCTCCTCGGCGATCTTTCGCGCGACCAGGAAGGCCACGCGCTTGACGTCCTTGGGCTCGCGGATGCCGAGCACAGCACGGACCCAGGGCTCGATGGCGGCCACAGGCGGCATGTGGGGGCGCGTGCCCAGCTCGACGAAAAGCGCGGACGGCTGACTGCTGCCCACGATGCCCAGCACCCCCGCGGGCGTGCTCGCCACGTCACTGGTAATGCTGGACGCCGTGAGGCCCGATGCACGCGGCAGGCGCTCCTGCCACTCGCGTTGCAGCAGCAGCGTGGCCTCGGTCATTGCGGACAGGAGCACCTGGTCGGTGTACTCGGGCGCCTCGCGCAGCCCGCGTTGGAACGACTGGAGCGAGCCCATGTTGATCGACAGGTTCACAGCAGGCCTCGCCGCACCAGGCTGTGGCGCGGATTGCGCGACGGCCAGCTCACGACCGCCGCGGCTGCGGCGCCCGGTGCGCTGGAGGAGGCCCCGGCCTTGAAGGGGTCAGGCAATCCGACCCCGGCGAAGTACGCCGTGCGCAGCTCGCGCGCGCGGTCCGCGAACTGACGCGCGCGGGATTCCGTCATGCTGGCGTCCGAGCCCATGGCGGCCTCGCGCTGCGCGCTGTAGTGGGTGGCGAGCTGGTGGCACAGCAGGTGCGCCGCGTACTGCGCCACCGGCAATCGGTGGCGGGCGGGGATGGTGTCGGCCGTCGCAGACAGCTCATGCTCCGCCATGATCGTCACGCGCACCACCGCACCGGCCGGCACGTAGGTCGCTGCGAGGAGCTGCGTCCCGGACGGCCCCAGGTAGGCAGACACGTCGATCAGCGACACCGGATCGCGGCCGATGGGGTACTCGGCCGACTTGATCCAGGCGTGCTCCGTCCAGGCCGTTGGCTTGGGGCCAATCGAGTCGGACAGCCAGGTCAAGTCCTCGGGCAGCGCGCGCGGATGGTCGCTGCTGTACTGCAGCCGCGCAGCCTCCAGGGCGCGCACGCGGGCTTCGGGCGCCAGGATGGAGCCCTGGTCTCGGGCGAGGTCGTCGAGCAGTGCAGTGATGTCGGCCAGGGCCATGAGGGTCGGTGCTTGGGAGGTGGTCGGGGTTGGCAAAGGCTCCGCTGGGGAGCAGCGCCTTTGCCAACCCGCCCCGGGCGGGGCGGGCAGGAAGAAGGCCGGTCAGGCCACCACGGCTTTGGTGGTGCCCTTCTCGCCATCGACGAGGACGGTGCCGCCGTAGATGTGGCGGATCTTGTAGGTCGTCTTGTCGTTGCTGAACATCGAGCCGGCGTTGGGCTGGTCTTGGACGAACAGCTCGGGCTCTTCCTGGCCGCCCAGGAAGCCGATCTCCAGCACCGGCAGCACCGTGGTGCTGGCGACCGTCACCCAGTCGTTGCCGTCCGTCCAGTAATCGACCGGGATGATTTCCGGGTTGATCGTCTGCACGAACGTCTTGTCCAGGTTCTGGTTGCGCACGAACAGGTTGAAGGCGGTCTCCTGCAGCTCGAACGGCACCAGGATGCTGGCCGGGGCGGTCGCCAGGCGCTTGCCGCTGCCCGAACGGGTCTGCTTGAGCATCGCCAGGCGGTGCTTGGCGAACTCGTCGGCCGTGAGCGCAGCCGTGAACAGGTTGCCGTGGTCCGCGTGGTAGAGCGCCTTGCCGTCGTAGATGGCCGGGTTGGAGCGGAAGAAGTCGAACACGAACTCATAGAGCGTGTTCTTGGCAGCGAGCGCCAGTTCGATCGGGATGCGGCGCAGGGCCTGCACGTCGTCGTTGCGGATGGCCTCCAGCGTCACGTCTTCCGTGCCGCCGCGCTTGGTGACCGCGTAGGTCGCCTTGTCGTCACCGGGCGAAGCCAGGCCGACATAGGGCGCGCCCTGGGCCACGGCAGGCAGGTTGCCATAGCCGCCGATGCGGATGCGCTCCTGGGTGCGGAAATCGTTGACCGGGCCAGACGTCGCCACCCGGCGCCACGTGTCCAGGTTGGTCAGGCCCGTGTACACGGCCTGCATGCGGCGCGTGATGCTGTCGCCCAGCGCATCCGACCAGGTCGTGCTGGCGATGGACTCGCGCATCACGCCCAGGCTCTCGGCCATGCGACCCAGATCGCAGTGGCGCAGCTCGCCCGTGAAGCGGCGGTCGCCCGTGACTTCGACGTAGCACTCGCGGAACGACTGCACGCTGCGGTGCTGCTTGTGCGCGGGATCGAAGAAGGCATCGAACATCTCGCCGATCTTGAGCGAGCGGTCCTCCACCTGCAGGCCGCCGAAGGCCGGCACGCGCACCGCGCCGCTTTCGGTCATGCGGGCGATGTAGTCGCCCTCGGCCTTGATCAGCTCGCCCACGGCGGCCTCGGTCAGCCGGTCAGCGCCCGCGGTCGCGATCTGCGCCTGCAGCCGATCCTTGGCGGCTTGCGGGAGCTTGGCCGCGGCGATGCGATCGCGCGCCGTGCCGCGCAGCTCGAAAACCTGCAGATCGGCCCGTGTCAGTGGCGCATTGTCGCCCTGGGCTTCTGCCACGCGGTGCGTGTTGGGTTCGACCGGCACCAGCGGGCCGCAGACGGCTTCGTAGAGCTGGGTCACTTCGTCGTCGGTGGCGGTCTCCACGTTCACGGCGGCGTGCTTCACGGGGTCTTTGGCCGCGATGGCGGCGAGCATGCGTTGCTTCCAGAGAGGCATTGCGTTTCCTTGAGAGTTGATCGGATCGGTGGCGGCTTCTACGAGGCGATCCAGGCCGCCACCAGCGCCCGGCTCGACGATCAGATCGACGGAGTCCACCTTGAGGAACTTGACGGCCTCGCGCAGCTGCTCGGCGCCTTCCTTTCGCGGCTTGGTGCGCGCGGTGGCATCGATGGACAGGCCCAGCAGGCTCTGCATGCCGCGCTTGACGGCCTCGGTCATCTTCATGACCGCGGCATCGCTGGGGTTGAGCGGCTTGAACCTGCCCACCAGGGCGCCCGTGTCGGGCGTCTGACCTTCCACGAAGCGCACGCCGTAGATGCCGCCGATCAGGTTGCGGACGTCCTTGCCCTTGCCGGCGATGTGATCGGCGTCCGACTTGGCGAACACGCGAACGCCGTCGAACATGGATGCGGCCTCGCGCAGCGTCGCGTCGGGGTAATAGTTGCGGTTGCCGCTGCGGCCGGCGCGGATCAGGGTGACCTCGATGGAGCCGTCCTTGGCTTCGCGGAACTGCGCGGTGACGTCCAGGCCCGCAGCCTCGCGCACGGCCGCAGCGGTGGCCGGTGCCGCTGCAGGCGCAGATGCAGCACCCACAGGGTTGTATTCGGCGACCACCTCGGCCGCATCGCCCACGGCGACGGTGTTGTCCTGGGCGATGGTGTACGGATAGCTGTAGAGCCGTCCCTTGTAGCCGACCACGACGCGTTCGGGCCAGATGCCGCGCACGTCCACGTAGTAGTCGCTATTGGCCGTCAGGCGCAGCTTGTCGCGCACGGCCTGGCGCACCAGATCGATGAGCTGGCCGTACTCGGTCGTGACGGCCTCGGTGAGGCGCGCGTAGCCGGTTCCGGCGGGCAGGAGCTTGATCATCGCGCCGCGGCTTCCGAGTCGAGGCTGGAGAGCTTCTGGCCGTCGCGCGTGACGACGACGACATAGGTGCCGTAGTCGCGGAAGGACAGCACCTCATCGGCTTTCACGGCGACGCGCTTTTCGCGCACCTGCGCGACGGGCTTTCCGTCTTCGCCCTTGGCTTCGACGCGCTCGACCACCTTGCGCTGTACGCGCTTGGCGGCCTCTGCGGAGGTCAGTTCTCGGGACTGTGCGCCCGGCTCGGGCGCGCTCTTGGGGTCGGACATGCATCACTCCATCCAGGTAGGCCGCACAGGCGCGGCGGCGGTGGAGTGACTGTGCCGGGGGGGCACCCAAAAACTAAGGCCGACATGTGTCGGCCCGAGGTGCTAGGAGAAGTGACGTGAGGCTACCATGGCAGGTTCAAACGTCCAAAAATCTTCGCGCTGAGGGAAATCTTCATGACTGAGAACTGCGATCCTTCTTCTACGAATATTCCTCCGTACATGCGCGAGAGGGCAGTTCAGATGAAGGAGCTGTATGCCCTCGTGGGAGAATTTGTAGTCTCGTTTGAAGCGATTCTTGGCGAGATGAGGCAGCACCTCGCTTTCTTCATGTGCCACTCAGGCAGCACAAGCATGAGCGACATCTACGCTCTCACTGGCGAAATGACTGCCGGCCCTCTGCTTTCCAGCTACGTGAGCATCATGATTTCACACTGCCAAGAGGGTGATCGTCCCTACTTCGTAGCCCTGTCTTCTCGCATCAGAAAGATGACAGAGCAGCGCAACACCATAGTTCACGGAACCTGGTTTGTCGGATATGGAAACGGCCCACAAACGGACTTCTCAGTGGGCTTCGGCGAAAAGGTGAAGAACTCAAACACTGGTGTGATGCACAGGAAGCTGAAGCTGACTGAAGCCGACTTCCGCCCCCTCATCAAAGAATGCTGGGCGCTGGCAGACCTTGTGACCGGGATGACACTGTCCGTGACCTTGGGCAGATCAGTAACGGGGTTTTGCGAGCTATCAGGTTCAGATAGCCAGACGCTGCGCCGCCGTCAGGACACACCACCCGTTTAAACCCCTTTTAAATCGCCCGCCAAGGCCTCCGAACAGGAATCCCCGGGGGGTTGCCGCAGCGGTCTCATTTAAACGGTTGTAGCGGGCCGATCGCTACTCCACCCGCCGGCCTGCTTTTTTCGCAGCCTGGTCGAGCGCCGCCTTACGGCCGTCGAGCTGCAGCTCGCGTTTGCTGAAAGGCTTGGCGCCCGGCGTCATCACCTGCCAGCTCTTCATCCAGGGGATGGAGATGCACCCGCAGTTGATCACCTGTTCCGCCGGCGCCTTGGGGTCGTGCGGGCACGACATCATGTCGAAGCCCCCGCCCGGGTTGGGCACCTTGAAATCCTTGCCGGCATCGACGACCTGGCCGTCCATGAGATCGTGGTTCCAGCGGCTGTGGATCTTGCCGCTGCGCCGCCACTGCTTGCCCAGGCCAGGCACCAGCGGCGCAGCTTGTGCCAGGCGCTCTTTGCCGGCTACGGCGAAGACCTGGCTGACGCTGGTATGCACGATGGTGGTCGCGCGCCTGTCCGTCTCGGCGCCCAGGATCGACTGCACCGCCTTGATCGCCTCGAAGGGCGTCTGCGTGCCGATGGTCACCAGGCCGAGCTGGCGGCCGATCTTGCTCGTCGCCTCGGTGCCCACATCCTTGAGCCGCAGCCGGCCGAAGGCCTGCATCTGCTTGAGCACGCCCACATCCAACGCGGCCAGGCGCATCTCCACGGCGTGCCCGGCAGCACCGAGCGGCTTGTCCACCAGGTCTTCGCCTTGGCGCCATCCATCCTGCATGCGCAGATCGAAGGCGGTCCCGGCACGGCCTGTGGAGGCCTGCAGGATGCCCTCGATCTGCCCAAGCAGGCGCTGGAGCTGCCACTGCTGCCAGTCGCTGGGCATGCCCGCGAGCACGCCGAGGATCTGCGCGCGGGCATCCGCCAGGGTCTGCAGCACCTGGGTCTGCCCCGTCAGCAGCAGCTTGGCACGCTCGGCCAGGCGCTCGCGCAGGGCCGCCTCGAAGTTCTTCTGCTCGGGTGTCGCCATGGTGGTTAAAAGAGCCCAGCGGGCTCGGCCTGGTAGTCCCAGTTGTAGATGACAAGTTCGCCCCGCTCGACGCGGTTGGCGCCCCCGCCCACGGTGTAGTCGAGGGTCAGCGCCTCCATCGCGTACCCCGCGAAGCACTCGCGGATCGCGGGGTGGTCGTTGATGCTGACGATGGCCTTGCCCTGGATCGCCTTGAGCTTCGCGGCCATCCGCTCGTACTGCTCCCATCCGAACGGCACGCCATACCCCTCCGTTTCCCAGTACGGGGGGTCCAGGTAGAAAAGGCTGTGGGGCCGGTCGTAGCGGTCGACGCATTCCGCCCAGTCGAGCTGCTCGATGTAGGTGCCACCCGCCAGGCGCAGATGCGCCGCCGACAGCGACTCCTCGATCCGCAGCAGGTTGATGGCCGGCGCCGTGGTAGCGGTGCCGAAGGTCTGGCCCGCCACCTTGCCCCCGAACGACTGCTGCTGCAGGTAGAAGAAACGCGCCGCGCGCTGTACGTCGGTCAGCGTCTCGGGCCGCGTTTCCTGCAGCCACCGAAACACCTGGCGCGAGGTCAAGGCCCATTTGAACTGCCGCACGAACTCCTCCAGGTGGTGTGTCACCACTCGGTAGAGATTGACCAGGTCGCCGTTGACGTCGTTGAGCACCTCGACGTCCGCAGGGTTGCGCGCGAAGAACACCGCAGCGCCGCCCGCGAAGACTTCGACGTAGCACTTGTGCGCCGGGAAACGGCTCAGGAGGAGGTCTACCAAGCGGCGCTTGCCGCCGATCCAGGGGACGATAGGGGATGCCATGTTTGCAAGCCTTTTAGCTGTTTAAAAGTTGGTAGGCTCGGCGCGCTCTCGCGAGAGTGGCGGGCCTTGCCGGCTTGCAGCGTGTTCTGCAGGTTGGGGTTCTGGAGCGGTGTTACAGCACCGCTTCAGGGTCGCCCGTCTTTTTTCTATTCCTGGTCCTGGCCTTCGCCGTGGGCCTGTGCCGCCTGCGGATCTGCGCCTGTTCTGAAGACGTCCTCAGCAGCGCGGGCTCGCTTGCGGTCATCGCGCTCTTTCCGCGCTGATGCCAGCTCCGTCTTGGCGTCGAAGTCCTGCCCGAATCGCTGCGCCACGTCCGCCACGATCTTGAGCCCGGTCTCTTCCGTCAGCAGGCCGGCATCGATCATCAGGATGACCGATGAGGCCACCGACTGCATCGCGGCCGCGAACTTGGTGACGTCGCGATTCAGTAGTTCGGGGAAGACCGCCGTGACCTGCCATTCGTCGCTGGCCCAGTCGGGTGTCTCGCCGCGGGCCTGGGCCTTGCACCACAGCACGTAGCGGCCGATCTCTTCGAGCATCAGCTTGAGCACGCTCTGCCGCATGCTGTACATCTTGAAGGTGGGCTCGCCCATCTCCGTGGCCGCTGCGCGGTTCACATCCCCACCGCCGCCGAACCAGTGTTCCGGCGTGGTACTGCCTCCCAGCACATGGTTGCGCAACAGCCGCGCGCTCTGGGTGGTGTCCGCTGCCTGCAGATCGGGCGTCTTGGCCTCCAGCTTGACCGTGTCGTTGTGGACGAACGTGCTGTTGGGGCCGGGCGGAACGAACGTCTTCTCGAACTTCGTGACAGCCGCCTCGTCGGCGCCGGTCATCGTCACATCCCACACGAACGAGCGCAGGTATCCGATGCGATCCAGCTCGCTGAAGAGGAAGTCGTCATAGGCGTCCAGCCAGTCCATCTGGCCCAGCAGATCGCTACGACCTCGGCTGCCGCTGGGCAGCTTGTTGACCTGGTAGAGCAGGCAGTCGCCGTCCGCGAAGTCCTCTGCTCGGATGCGCACCGTATTTGCGTCGAAGAGCTGGTCGTCGTCGCCGAGCACGATGACGCGGTATTATACACGCGACCACGGCTGTCTCGCTTGGTGACCACGCCGATGGGCTGCTCGGGGTTGGCGGGGTCGTTGACCACGGTAGCGATCTGGCGCGGGTCCAGGTACCCGAGGCGGACGAACCCGTCACCATCGCGCACATGGGCTATGTAGCACTGCTCACCGTGCAGGCTGTAGGCCCGCACGCGCGACTGCAGCTTGAGCGGCCAGTTGTTGATGGGGTCCGACCAGAAGGCATTGAGCAGCTTCTGGTGCTCCTGGTCCTTGCACTGGAGCGTGACCCCCTCGGCGAGCAGGTAGGCCAGCGGCAGCTCCACCAGGCGGTTGGCGAGCAGGTTGCTCTGCCACAGGTACTCGGCGAGCTTCTGCATGCGGTCCTGCGCCATGGGCGCCAGGTCGCGGTCGTTCATGCTGGAGAGGTCACCACCAGACAGGCGCCGCCAGTTCTCGCCATCGCCCTGGCCCTGGGCAGATGCCGCCTCACGCACCGGGCGCGTGGCCTCCTGGGCGGCCGTGGCCACTGGCTCGAGCTGCACTCCGGCCCATGCCTTAAATCGGTCCCACATGCGCATGCTCAGGCCTCCGCAGCCAGCTCTGCGCCCACCAGGGCGAGCGCCAACTGGCCGTGGTCGTTGTGGTGCAGTACCACCTCGCGCAGCTTGGCAGCGGCCAACTCCACGCCTTGGCGGTCGGCTTCGGGCAGGCCTGCGATCGTGCCGCGGATGATCAGCAGGGTATGTTGCTCTTCGGTCATCGTTGCTTCCGGAACATGCGCGCCGCCTGGCGCGCGTAGCGCTCTCGCGCGGATTGGGGTTGGCGGGAGCTGCCGCCCTGAGCGGCTGCAGCCATGCCACCCGTCACGGCCAGCATCCATAGCATCTGGACCATGTCGGGGCCGTCGTCGTGATCGGCCTTGGGGAAGTGGCGGAACTGATCGATCAGCGTGGTCTGGCTGCTGTGCAACCGAAGCAAGCCGTTGTGCATGTGCGGCTGCAGGCTCTCGATGCGCAGCAGCTTGTCGCTGATGGGAATCAGGCCTCGTGCCGGCACGGGCACCCCGAGCAGCGCGCTGCGCTTGACCAGCTCGGTGCGCAGGAATTCCTGGAACTGGACGGACTCGAAGCCCCACACGACGCAGCCGTACTCGCGCTGCATCTCGATCACATCGCTGATGATCCGGTCAGGCACGCGCTTCTTGATGGCGGCCTCGACCACATCCAGGACGCCCGTTTCCCGGTTGTAGCCGCCCACGCCGATCGCACTCGGATCGCGGCTGTTCCCTGCCCTGCCCAAGCTGGGATCGCAGGCACCGTAGAAGATCCACTCGGCCGCGCGGTTGACCCAGAAGCGGATGCTGTTCGCGAACGGCGCATCCTCGCCCGCCACCGGGTCGTTCTGCTGCTCCGAGTCGAATGCCGCGTGCCCTTCGCGCGCACGGCGGATCATCAGCTTGACAAGCGGGCGCAGCGCGGGCCAGCTCACCACCGCGCCCTTGTCCATCTCTGCCTGGTGCTGGCGGTACAGCGCCATGGCCTCGGCCTCACCGCGCTGCGGCGTGTCGGCTCCCAGCAGCAGTCCCTCGAACTGCTCCCACAGGTGCATGTTCTCCGGCCACTGCAAGACGGCCTTAAAAACCTTGCGATTCCACAGCGGATTCTTCAGAAACCGCGCCAGCACCGAGTCGTAGTGCAGCACCGTACCGACGAGGATGGCGTGCATCGAATCGTCCGGCGGCCCCAGGTTGAGGACGCTCGCGGTGACGAACTTCTGCAGCTTGTCGCGCTGCGCTGGCGTGGTGACGTTCTCGTCGTTTTCGACGTCGTCCATCACCGCCAGGTCGGGGCGATGCGCTCCATGGCGGCGGCCCCGTATCTTCTTGGCCGAGCCGAAGGCCTCCACCTTGCGGCCGTTGCGCGTGACGATGACGCCCGCGCGCCAGACGCGGCCCTGCCCGCACGCCTCGGGGAAGTCGCCAGCGATGCGCGGGTTGGCTTCCAGCTCCGCCTTGATCGCCTCCAGCATCTCCGCCGCCTGCTCGAAGGCATCCATAACGATGATCGGATACCAGAGCTTTTCCGTGACCACGCACCAGGCCACGAAGCTCATGCTGATCTTCGTGGACTTCGCCTCGCCGCGGGGTGCGGCCAGTGCATCGCGCTGGCCCGACTTCGCTGCGATGATCTCGGGAAGGCGCTTGTAGAGGTAGAGGTGCAGCGCGCTGGGCTCGGCGCGGCCGTAGTGCGGAAAGTAGTTGCGGTCCCAATACTCGTAGCCGCTCACCGGGTCGCAGACCTTGCGGCGCCGATCGGCGATGGCCTCGGGACTCATGTCCCAGCCGTCGAGGTTGGCGTCGATCTGGCGGCGCAGGCCATCGGCGAGCGACGCCAGGTCGGCCAGGAATTGCTTGGGGCTCTTCGCCATGTCAGCGCACCTTCGCGAGTTCTTCGCCGAAGGGCTCCAGCATCTCAGCGACCGCCTGCAGGTGCTGTGGGTACCTGGCCTGCGCGAACGTCACGAAACGCTGCAGCACGTCGATCTGCACGGCCTGGCGGTCGAGGTCGGGCGCGAGGCGTTTGAAGGACGCCATGGTCTTGTTGAACGAGTCAGACATGCTCGCGAGCGTCTCGGCCCGATCCCGCGCGCTCATGCCGGTGGCCTCGCGCAGCTGGTCCATGGTGGCCTGGTGCTGCACCAGGTAGTCCTCCAGCAGCTTCTTCGAGAGGCTGGCGAAGTTGTCATCGCCCAGGGCCACGGCGGCGCGCACGGTGTCCCAGTCATCCCCCTTCTCGAGCGCCTCGGACTTCCACCTGTTCGCCGTGCTGCGCGGCACGCCCAGCTTCTTGCAGGCGGCCTCCATAGGCAGGCGCTGGTAGATGTACAGCCCGCGCAACTGGGTGCGTTTCTCCTGCGCGTGTGCCATTACTGACCTAGGCCTCCGCGGCCCAGCCACTGCTTCACGCCTTCGATCGCCAGAGCGATGCCGATCGACACCGCAGAGCCGCTGATGGCGCCCGCCACAGCCGCCTTCTGTTCGACCACGCGCAGCCGCGCATCAATGGCGTTGTGACGCTCCTCCTGCCGCTCCTCGGCGCGATCCATGCGCAGTTCGTTGGCCTTGTGGCGCTCTTGTTGCCGGGCCTCGGACTGCTCCATCCGCTGTTCGTTGGAGCGGTGACGCTCTTCCTGGCGCGACTCCATCAGATCCATCCGGCGCGTCTGCTGCTCCAGGCTGGTCTGCAGCGACTGCACCATGCCGTGGATCTGTCCGAGCAGCAGCAGCTCCTGTTTCCTGTCGTCGGGCTTCGTGGTGGGATCGCTCATTGGGGGCGGCTTTCTGGTGTGGATTGGAGGAAGTCGATCAGGGCGCGGTACCGCTGCCGGTCGTCGGCGCAGCTGCGCGCGTTGGCGCGGTGGTTGGCCCAGGCGTCGTCGATCGTGAGGCCGGAGTCCTCGGCACAAGCAGCGTCGGCTCCCTCGGTGGCTGCAGCAGCGCCGCAGGCACCTGCAGGCGCGTCCGTGCTGGCGAGGGCGCCGTTCCACACCCGGACAGCAGCCAGGGTGAGATGAGGCACAGCAGCATCGGGAGGACCAGGTAGCGGCACGCCCCCCGAGGACGCGGCCGGCGCTGGGGCTGCGGGGCTGCTGCCAGCTCCGGCAGCGCCTGCAGGCGCAGGCCGATACACCACGAGCGGAGTGCGCGCAAGCAGCGCCTGGTAGCGGAGGTCGAGGGCGTCATAGCGGTCTGCCTGGTCACGGTGGTCTTGGAGGTAGGTGGACGTGGCGGTGTCGGCGCGGCGGGCTTCTGCCTCGAGTGCCTTTTGCGTGGCCTCATCGTCTCGGGCCTTGCGCGCGGCCCATGCGTTGTCAGCGGCCTTGTGGCCCCAGCGGTAGCCCGCGCCGATGAGAGCCAGCGCGAGGACCAGGGCGATCAGGAGGCGGTTTGCCATGGCATCGACCTCAGTGCGGCAGTTGCCCGACTGCCCACATGGCGGCCAGGCCGAGGACGCATGCCCCGATGACGAGTGCCCCGGCGAGAGCGTGCAGCGTGCGCATCGCGGCGGCCTTCATTGCTGGGCCTCTATGCACTTCTTGTGGCGCTCGAGCTGGCGCGTCCACACCCCGCGGCACACCTTGTTGGCGGGCGCCGAGCAATCGAATTCCCAGCGCACCGGGCGGCCCTGTGCGTCCTGCTTGATCACAACCCAGCCGGGGCCTTCCTTGCGTGCGCTGGTGAGCTTGCGGTACGCGAGCAGCTCGTCGCAGGCCTGCACGTAATTGCCGGCGAGCAACTCGCGGCGCATACCCGACGAGCGCCAAGCCGCAGAGCCGTACTGGTAGACCCAGTCCATGTAGAGGTCGTATTCGGCCTGGTAGAGAGCCACGTCCGGCAGCGATGCGCGGAAGGCCTGCTCCTCGCGGCTGATGTGGGCCTGCGCCTTGATGAGGGCGCGCACGGGCGTGGTCGTGTCGCCCGGCTTCACCGGGGAGCCGTCTTCGTGGAACGTCGAACCGAACCCCACGGTGGGCCGATCGCCCTGGGTGGGGACGATGGCTTTTTCGGTGTAGCTCTCGTGCGTGACGATGCCGACCAGGCCTGCGCCGGACAGCGAGAGCACGGCGGCAAGCTGGCGGCCGGATATGCGTCCGAACGGGCGACGAGAAAAGCAAGAATGCATGCCGCCACTGTCGCGGCAAGATTCCAAAAAACTAAGGCCGACATAGGTCGGCCCGAGCACTCGATATGGAGCGAACTACCTTATCACGCCCCGAACCTGGACGACAAGTCTGCGGCCAACTGCATCCTCTCAGCGATCGTAGGCATGCGCGTCAAGCAGGGCATCCCGCACGCCCGCGCTTGTAGATCTCCATCGCTGCCGCGGCATCGTCAAAGTCACTCTGCGCCAGGGTGCTACCAATGTTGAGTTCGTTGCGCATGAACGTGAGAAAGCCCTTCTCCGTACTGCTCATGCTGCGCAGCAATCCCGCTTTCCCAGCATCCAAGCAAGGGGGCACGGTGAACCCTTCGGTTTCGCGCTTGATGGCCTGCAGCGTGGCTACTGGCCCGGAAAGCGCGATGCGGCCCGTTGTCGATGCAACCTTCACCGCGTCGTCCCAGCGCGCGACCAACGTGTCCATGGCTTTCAGTGACGACGCCAGCGCATCCTTCTGCGCTTGCTCCTGTGCTTTCCGTTGCTCCAGGGCCTTTCTCTCCTCGTCGATTCGCGCCTGCTGGGCTCGCTTTGCCGCAGCCTCCTGCGCCTGCTGCGCGGCCACCCGCTCCCTGCTTCGGTGCTCGCTGTAGCGCCATGCGCCAATCACTGCCACCGCCAGTACCAGCAGCACCACCCACACCACATACCCTCTCTGTGCTTCTCGGTTCATTTTTCCCTCTCTTTAAAAAAGCGCGTTGAAAGCTCTCCCGCGTGTCACCCCGCGTTGGGAGTTCTTTGTTAGTTGAAGGTCACGCCCCCCCACCTGACACGGCCCAACACCGCGAAGTCTCGCTCGGCTTCCTCGTTGCCTGTGACTTCGAAGGGCGCGTAATCCTGGTTGGCGCTGCTCACGCGCAAGACCTTGCCAGGCAGGCGCTGCACGAACTTCAGCATCAAGGCTCCGTCGAGCCGAATCGCGTGAATTCCCTCTGCGCCGACATCGTTTGCACGCCGATCAAGCAGGGTGGTATCGCGTGATCGCAGGTAGGGCTCCATCGAGTTGCCCACCACAGACACCAGCGCGAGATCATCATGGGAGATGCCCAGCTCCTGACGAACGAACTTCACGTCGAACGGTCTCATGGCGAGCACCGTCTCGACATCAGCGAACACGCCATGGCCGGCCGAGAGCTGCACGTCGAAGTGCGGGACGAATACATAGCTTCCCACTTCGACCGCACGAATGTTCTTCGGCACGCTGGGTGTGGGCTCCTCGCCCGTCAACAGCCATTGGACTTGGCTCCCTCCTACCTCTGCCATGCGCAAGAGTACGAATGCGTCGGGAACCGTGAGCCCGCGCTCGAATTTGCCGATGGTGTTGACGTGCAGCTCGAGGCGCCGTGCGAACTCTTCGCGCGTCAGAGTGCCGCGGCACTTGCGGATGCGTTCCCCAAGTGCCGACGCGTAGGTATCCCGCACCTCATCAGAAGAGTGTGACGCTGCACTTTTTAGTGTGTCCATGGACACATTAAAACATGCAGCCGTGACGCGGCGAAGCACCTAAATCAATCCCGGGTCGGAGGCAAGCATTTTTAGATGTACCCCACACACCTTTAGGTGTTCGCAACCGGTTGCCTGGCACACCCATTTGTGTTCATAATCATGACCATGGACACACAAAAATGTATGCAGCCGAAAGACTGGCACCCAGCCGACGTAAAGGCTGCACTCGAAAAGAAGGGTGTGAGCCTTCGGAAACTGGCAAAAACCCACGGCTACTCCCACTTCCAGCGCGTGTTGACGACTCATTGGTGGGCGGCCGAACAGATCGTCGCGGCTGCACTGGGCCTGCGCGCCGAGGAGATTTGGCCGAGCCGGTATGAGGTGTCCAGGGAGAGAGCGAAAAATCGGACATCCAAGATCTCTGTGAGCCGCAACGGGCGCATTCGGGCTGCGGGGGTGCAGGCATGACTTGGCTAACAGCCCGCGAACTGGCCGGCCTGCCCGGCATGCCCACGTCCGAACGCCGCACCCGGGACAAGCTGGTAGCGCTGGGCGCGTCCTCTCGCCCACGACCCGGCAGCACGGGCGGTGGTGGCCTCGAATACGACCCCGCCTCCCTGCCTGCAGAAACCCGCGCAGCCCTGGCCGCGCGCGTCATCAGCACCAGCGGCAGCAAGGCCCTCGCCCTGGTGGAGCAGGCGCCCGTGGTGTCATTCGCGCCGCCTGCCCCACCTCCTGTACCGCTTGCACCGCTGCCCGCCCCGGCGCCTGGCCGGCGCCCGCCCAGCGACCACGACAAGGCCTGCGCCGATGCGCGCATGGTGCTGATCAACCAAGTGCTCGAGTTGGTGGCCATCCACGGTGTCAAAAAGGCCTGCGCCATCCTGGCTCTGCGCCTGGCGAGCGGCGAGGCGCCGACGGAGCTGCAGGCCACCGCCCGCGCCGCCAGCCAGCGCGCTCGCGGCGACCTGGTCAGCGCACGCACATTAGAGCGCTACCTCTCCATCTACCGTGCCCAGGGCTGGTGGGGGCTGCTGCCTGCGCCCGCACCTGTCACGGCAACTACCCACGTCGATCAGGACGTCGCCGCGGTGCTGGGGCTGTACCACTCCCGGGACGCGCGCTTTCGCAAGCTCTCCGGTGCTGCCAAGGAAGTCACGCGCCAGCTCGGCCGGGACTTCGACACCTGGCGCGCCCTCTACGCCCGTGCCCGCCGAGCCCTGGACAAGCTGGGCACGTCGCCCGAGGCGAGCGTGGCGCTCATCAAGGCCCGCCACAGCGGCAGCGAGCGCGACGTGCGCCTGCCCTTCAAAAAGCGCGACACCAGCAGCCTCTCGCCTCTGGACGTTTTCGTGATGGACGGCCACCAATTCAAGGCCAAGGTGAGGCACCCGGACCACGGCGCGCCCTTCGCGCCTGAGCTGACGCTCGTCCTGGACGCAGCCACCCGGCGGATCATGGGCTGGTCTGTATCGCTCTCCGAAAACGTGCTCGCCGTGGGCGATGCGCTGCGGCACGCCATCGCGCAGCACGGCATCCCCGCAGTGCTCTACACCGACAACGGCAGCGGCGAAACCGCCAAGGCCATGGACTGCCCCGTCGACGGCTTCACCAAGCGCCTGGGCATCGACCACCGCACCGGCATCCCGGGCAAGCCGCAGGGCCGCGGGATCATCGAGCGTTCGTGGCAGACCCATGCCATCAACGCCGCACGCAAGTTCGGCAGCTTCCAAGGCTCCGACGTCGACGGCGGCGAGTTCCGCAAGGTCGCGGCCGAGTTGGCGAAGGAGCAGCGCGCCCTGCGCCGGGCGCAAGAAACGGGCGAGGTCGTTCGCCTCTCGACCAAGTGCCCGACCTGGGCGCAGTTCATCGACGAGATCGAGCGCATGGCGGCAGAGTACAACGGCCAGCACCGCCACCGCAGCCTGCCCAAGCGGCCGGACGGCAAGCACATGACGCCCGACGAGGCCTGGGCGGCGAAGTTCGACGCGAGCCTGCAGCACAAGCCCTCCCAGGTCGAGCTGCGCGAGCTGTTCATGCCGGCGGTCCTCCGCACCGCCAAGCGCGGCCAGGTCACGCTGTTCAATCAGGAGTACCAGGCGCCCGAGCTGATGCGCCGTGACGTGGACGGCCGCGAGGTCAGCGTCCGCTACGACATCCACGATCCGATGTGGGTGCGCATCTACAGCCTGGACGGCGAGTACATCTGCGACGCGCAGTGGCAGGCCAACCGTATCGACTTCATGCCCAAGGCGGTCGTGCAGATCGCTCGCGAGAAGCGCGTCGCCGCGACGGTCAAGCGCCGCGAACAGCAGATCGACATTGCATTGCGCGAGCTAGGCGACACGGTCCAACCCGCACCCCTTTCCCTGCCGGAGCCGAGCGCGCCATTTCTGGTCGTGCCCTCCATCCCGGAGGTTTCTCCCTCCCTCTCCTCCCTCCCTTCCTCCGGGGTCGAGGTCGCGCAAGCGGCCTCGGGCAGGCCTTTCTTCGATTCGCTCGGCGAGCGCTACGAGTGGCTCATGGGCCACCGCGACGCCTGGGATGAGAGCGACAGGCGCTGGGTGCAGGACTACGTCGCCAGCGACGACTACGAGGCCCTGGCCGACTACTACGAGGGGCGCGGCCTTGGATGGCCACGCGATCCACAGCAGGTTTTTAAAGGCGCTCTGTGAGGCCCGCGTGAGCCGGTCGCAGAGCAGTGCAGCAGATCAACGAAGAGGAATCACCCCATGAAAACAGGGTTCGTCAAAACGGAAAATTTCCGCCGCCTGGCCGAGGCGCAGAAGCTGGTGGAGCGCCGCGGCGCGCGCGAAGCGGGCCTGGTGCTGGTCAAGGGGCCGTATGGCATCGGCAAGTCCGAGCTGACGGAACGCTGGGCCACCGACAGCGGCTGGATCTTCGTCCGCGCGAAGGCGACCTGGACGAAGCGCGCGATGCTCGACGAGCTGGCCGACCTGATGGGCGTGTCCAAGACGGGCCGCAACCAGGAAGTGCAGGCCCGCATCATCGGCAAGCTGGCCGTGGACATGGTCCCCATGATCATCGACGAGGCCGACTTCCTGGTCGGCTCCACCGCCTCCCTGCTGGAGGTGGTGCGCGACATCACGGACATCACCGGCACCATGTGCTTCCTGGTGGGCATGGAGCAATTCGCCCTGAAGGTCGCGCGCCACGGCCACATCGCCAGCCGCGTCGCGAAGGTGGTCGAGCTGCAGCCGCTGTCGCTCGCGGACGTCAAGGCCACGGTCACCGCCAAGAGCACAGTCGCCATCGACGACGCCGTGCTGCCGATCATCCTGGAGCAGAGCGCCGGCCGCATGCGCCTGGTGCTTGGCGCGATCGCGAACTTGGAGGCATGGGCCGATGCCAACCGCTGGGAGCGCATCACGCTCGAGCACGTCGCGCGCCGCGCGCTGTGCACCGAATTCAGCGGCAAGAGCCTGGGCCGCCGCGCGCCCACGCTGGGAGGTGACGCAGCATGACCCACCTCTGGCTTTGCCGAGACGCACTCGTCGCGCTGGGCCAGCACCTGGCCCGCCGGCCGCGCGCCTTCACGGTCGCCGAGCTGGTCGAATTGACGCCGACCCTCGAGACCAAAACGGGCCACCGTGCCTGCCAACTGCTGCAGACCGCCGGGATGATCCAGCCTGCGCCGCCCGCCGCGGGCGACACGCGCGCCAACCAGAATCCCTCGCGCCCCGCGGCCTGGGAGCTGACGGCAGCGGGTCGGGAAGCTGCCCGTGCCGCCCACCTCGAGGCCACGTCCAAGAAGCGCGCGGAGACCATGGCGGCCATCAACCGCCGGCCGCGCACCGACGCGCTGCCCGCGCGGCTCTGGACCGTGCTGCGCGCGCGCACGACCCTCACGGCCGATGAGGCCGCCGGGGTGCTGGGCGACGCCGGGGCCGACCTCCGGCCACTCAAGAAGGCGATCGGCAAGCTGCTCTCGGCATGGCATGCCGTGGCGCCCGACCTGGTCAAGGTCGGCGCAAGGCGCGTGGGCCGGGCCTACCAGTACGTGCTTGTGGGCAGCGCCGGACGGTTCCCGCCCGAAGTCCACACGCCAGAAGCCGCCGAGCGCATCCGCGCGCATTCCGCGGCCAAGGCAGAGGCCAAGGCGAAGGCTGAGGAGGCGCATGCATGACCGAGCGCCCCTACATGCAGGAGCCCTGGTACGCGCTGCTGATGTCGAGGTGTGCGGGCGGCGTGACCCGCACGCAGATCGCGAAGCAGCTCGGGCTCTCCAGCACCACGCTGTCGATGGTCATCAACGGCACCGGCCCGTACGGCGACGGCCGGGCCAGCACCGCGAAGGTGGCTGATCGGATCGTGCATACGTTCGGCCGCTACGCCTGCCCGCACCTCACCGAACAGGCCGGCGAGAGCCGGGTCATCACCGCCGAAGAGTGCCGCGCGTTCGCCCACTGCGAACCGCCCACCGGCCGGCCCCGTGCCATGCAGCACTGGCAGGCCTGCCGGAAGTGCCCGCACGCCGCTGCGAGCGCCCCGCCCATCGAGCGCGCCCCTGCGCCGCGCAAGGTGATCCCGATTCAACCCGTCCTGACCCTGGAGGCCTGATGTCGTTCTTTAAAACCCTGCGCCTGCGCTGGCTGGTGCGATGCCACGACCGCACCGCCGTATTGATGGAGCGCGAGCGCGCTCTGCACAACATGCACATGTCCCAGTTGCGTGCAGAGCGCGACGCGCTGGCTCTGCGGATTGCCCGGCGATTCGAGGAGGCCACGCGATGAGCCAAGCCCTCGCCCTGCATCTGCCCGCGCCCGAGCAGGCCTACCAGCGCCCCCCGCTGCGCTGGATCATCCGCCGCGCGCGCCGCATTCAACGCGCCTACGGCGTGTCCCGCCGCCTGGCGATCTTCGACGCTCGCCGTGATTACTGCGACTTCGTCGGCCTGAGCCACAAGCATCTGCTGCAGCTCGTTCGAGGAGGCGCTCATGTCTAAGGGACTCACCCGCGACACGGCACAGCTCTGGGCCTTTCTGCGCGCAGACAAGGGCTGGTGGAGCGTGCTGCGCCTGACCAGCCACTGGGCGCCCACCTTCACCGAGCGCGAGGTCGAGGAGCACATGGAGACGCTGTCCCGCGGCGGCTTCGTGGTGTCCAAAGACACCGAGCGCATGGGAACGGTGTACGCCGTCACACCGGCCTGTCACCTGCTGCCGGGCACAGCGGCACCCGCCCCGATGCCGCAGCCGCCTTGCGCCAACATCGAGCTGGTGCCCCCTCCGCGCCACGACGTCATGAGCACGGTCTACCGGCCTACACCCACCAACTACCGCCCTGGTGCACTGGACCACCAGCGCCACCCCAGCCTGATCGGCGACAGGCGTTTCCACCACAGGAGCCCGAAGGTATGACCACCGATCAATCTCGCCCCGCGATGTCTGATGCCGAGAAGGTCAAGGCCGTCGAAGCGCTCTCGAAGCAACTGTTGTCCTGCGCACTGCAGGCCACCAACGCAGGCGTGGCGCTCGACGCACTCGTCACTGCCTACATCAACTGCGCGTCTTACCTGGGGACGCTCGATCAGGTTCCCGCCGCGGCCTCCGCTATGAGCGAGGCGTCCATCCACATCCTCAACGTGCAGCGCCAGCTCGGCCAGGGGCGCATGGGCACGGCCATCCACTGAAAGGATTTTTCCATGACCGAAGAAACCATCACCATCCCCAAGGGCTACTGGGCCGACGCCGAGGGTGCGCTGATTCCCGTGTCGAAGATCAAGGACATCGACAAGGATCGCCACCGCACGGTTTCCGACCTGTGCGAGGCCGCCAAGAAGCAGCGCGACGAGCTGATCTCCTTCAAGACGGCTGCGATGCTGGAGCTGTCGGAGTTCATCAACCGCAGCCTCGCCGAGTATGACGTGAAGACCGGCGGCAAGAAGGGCAACGTCACGCTCTTTTCGTTCGACGGGCGCTACAAGGTGGTGCGCCAGGTGCAGGACACGTTGATGTTCGACGAGCGCCTCATGGCGGCCAAGGTTCTGATCGACGAATGCATCCAGGGCTGGAGCAAGGGCAGCAACGCGAACATCAAGGTGCTGGTCAACGACGCGTTCCAAGTCGACCAGCAGGGCAAGATCAACAAGGATCGCGTGCTCGGGCTGCGTCGCCTGAAGATCGAGGACGAGACGTGGCGCCGCGCCATGGACGCGATCAGCGACAGCATCAAGGTCGCCAGCTCCAAGCCCTACATCCGCTTCTACGAGCGCGATGCCTCGGACGCCTACCGACCCATCGTCCTCGACGTGGCGGCACTCTGAGGGAGCACCATGCATTTCGCTGAAATCTTCGGTGCTGCGCTCGGCCTGGTCGGCACCGTGCTGCTCGCGTTGCGCGGCCGGTGGGCGGGCTGGGGCTTCGTGGCCTACCTGGGCAGCAACGTGTCATGGCTGGCGTTCAGCCACGGCTTCGCGCACTGGGGCATGTTCGTCCAGTACGCGGGCTTCACCCTCACCTCGCTCCTGGGCATCTGGACATGGATCGTGCATCCATTCCTGCAGCGCGAGGAGACGGCCGAGGAGCGCCTCGCAGCCCGGTCGCGCCGCGCCGCGGCGTACATCGATCACGCGCTGTGGGAAGACTCCCGCGCTCTCGACCAGCGTGCGTGCAACTCCCGCGACGTGGTGGTCGTATCTCACGCGGCTCTCCAAGCCATCTACGCACAGGGCGAAGAACAGGGCCGGGCGCTCGAACGCGACCGACAACAGGAGGGTGCGCTGTGAGCACCAAGCCCCGCGGCAAGCCCGTGCAGATGGCCTGCCTGACCATCGGCCATTACGACTACTTGGTCCCCGCGGCAAGCGCGATGAAGATCGCGGACCTGCTGCAGGATGCATTCGAGTGCGAACGCGACTGGGAAGACAGCGGGCAGTGCTATACGGTCAAGACCGAACAGCCTCGCGTGGCGTTCGCGTTGGTGCGCCCCAACCAACTGCGCATGCCGCAGGGCGAGCCCGTTCCGGTTCCCGCGAAGCCGAGGCAGCTGCGATGACCACGTCACGGCACATCCTTCCGACCCGCAGGTTCTGGACGAGCTTCGAGCTGCGGCTGCTGCGCGAGCTGTATCCCGACCTGCTCGCCGAAACAGTGGCCCGCGAGCTGCGAAGGCCCGTGCGCGCCATCTACCAGAAGGCCGGCGAACTGGGCCTTCGGAAGTCCGAGGCGTTTCTCGCATCCGACCAGGCACGACGCATCAGGCGAGGGCACCAGCTCCCCTCCATGGTCGCGACCAGATTCCGCAAGGGCCTCATACCCTGGAACAAGGGCATGACAGGCCTGGATATCGGAGGCAAGGCCACACGGTTCAAGGCCGGGGAGCGGCCGATAAACACCATGCCGCTGGGTAGCCACAGGATCAGCTCTGACGGCGTGCTCGAGCGCAAGGTGACCGACCTGCCAGGCCCGAACCATGTGCGTTGGCACCCGGTGCATCGCATCGTCTGGACCGAGGTGCACGGCCCGGTGCCGGACGGCCACATCTGCGTTTTCAAGCCCGGGCTGCGCACCACGGTCCTGAAAGAGATCACGGCAGATCGCGTCGAGTGCATCTCGCGGGCAGAGAACGCCCGCCGTAACCACCCGAGCAACAAGTCGCCCGAGCTGGCCAAGCTCGTGCAGCTCAAGGGCGCCATCACCCGCCAAGTCAATCGCATCGCCCGCGAGGCAAAGGAAGGAGCATCGACATGAACGCCCCCCAAGCACCCCACATCAGCCAGCTGCGCCAGCACCTGCTCGACACGCTCGCGGATCTGCGCGACCGCGACAGGCCCATGGACCCTGACCGTGCCCGCGCTGTAGCTCAGGTCGCAGGTGTCCTGGTGGACTCGGCGAAGGTCGAGGTGGAGTATCTCAAAGCCACAGGCCACGACCGGGCCGGGTTTCTTGAGGAGGGACCCGCAAGGTTGCCCCCTCCACAGCAATCCGGCATTCCAAGCGCGCACAACCCGTTTCCCGGAAGTACTCGGCACCAAGTGGAATGACCAATGAGCAAAACGCACCACACCACATGGCTGGTCTACGAGGAGCGCGAGGTCTACGACGGGGGCATGGTCCCTCTGCTCGTGACGGAAACGAAAGCGCTCGCCGATCAGGCCAAGGCCGACATCGAGCGCGCGATCGAGCAGGTTCGCGGCAGGCTCAACCGCATGCCCGATCCCGATGAGCAAGGCATCAGCGACGAGGAATGGACGGCTCGCTTCGAGGCACGCAGCAACATGCTGAAGCGCTTTCGCTGGCCCCATCGCATCAAGCGCAATGCTTGGGACTGGGACTTTGCCGTCAGGGTGATGCGTCTGCCCTTCGCTACGGAGGCACGCTGATGCCGTTCTACCGCCTGAAGACCGGCCTGGTGCATGTGCGGGGCACAAAGCTCCCGCCGCCCTGCAGCGCGCGAGTGCTGGTGGAGGGCGAGCAGGTGCGCTGCATGGCGCCCAGCGAATACCTGTGCGACGGCCCCAGCGCCGTCGATCCTCGTAGCACCTGCGACGCGGCGCTGTGCGAAGCCCACGCGCACCGCATCGCCATCAACCGTCACCACTGCCCGTCCTGCCACCTGGCGCACAGCGATGCGGCCGGGCAGCGCAGCCTGTTCACCTCCCTCGTTTAAAGCCATGGCACGCACCTTCGCATCCCACACGAACCGGCCCGCCGTGGAGGCCCAGCGCAAGCGCGATTTGGGCCTCATCCACCAGGGCAAGTCGGCCCTGCATTGGTCCGAAGACGACTACCGCTACCACCTCAAGCAGCTCACGGGCAAGACCAGCGCAGCGGACCTGGATCACGGCGCGCGGCGGAAGTTGCTGGCGCACATGGAGACGCTCGGCTTCAAGCCCAAGAGCACGTTCAAGCCTTTCGACCAGGCCGCGAAGATTCGGTGGCTCTGGCGCAAGCTCGCCGAGGCCGGCGGCGTGCGCGATGCCAGCGACGCGGCGCTGCTGGCGTTCGTCGGGCGCACCGCGGGCATGGGCGTCGACGATCTCAAGTTCCTGCCGGTCGCTCAGGCATCCACGGTGATCGAAGCGCTCAAGGCCTGGCTGGACCGCGCCAAGCGCGCACAGGGAGCCCCCCGTGTCTGAGGTGCTCGACATCTTTTTCCGCTGGACCGGCATCACGTTCTGGTGCTTGGCGGTGGGCCTGCCTTCGTTGGCGTTTCTCCGCGCGTTCGCCGACCTGGTCGACTACCTGCGTTGGCTGCGCCACATCCACGGCCCTGAGCGAGCGAGCTGGCATGCACTCGCGGGCATTGGCTGGCGCAGTCGCAGCGACTTCCTGCCCTTCGGGCGTTCGTTCACTTCCACATCCATCGGACGTTTTTCCTGGCATGGCCTGCGCGACTGGCGCAAAGAAAGGACTTTTTAAATGACTCACACAACGACCACCGCCGCGGCAGCGGCACCCAAATCAGAAGCTCTGCGTTGTGCCGAATGGCTGGAACATATCGCCCAGGGTGGCGACGTCGTCACCATAGAGGAACTGGCACGGACGGCCGCAGCGGAGCTGCGCAGCCTGGACGCGCTCACCACGGACGGATTGGTCTGGGCCATCCATCGTTGGGAGGACGAGGTCAAGCATCGCCCGTTGATCAACGTCCACCGGCGATCTCTGGACGGCGCCTGGCGCCAGGTGGTGCGGTACTTCGGCGGGAGCCCGGAAACGCTCCTCGGTCCATCGCACGATGAGCTGATCGCCGCGCCGCAGGCGGCCGAGCCCGCTCTACACCCCGACGACCACGCTGTGGATCGATTCGCCGCTGCCATGAAGAGCAAGCTGGCCGCGGCACGCGCCAAGGGCCGGGGCGGCTGGGAAACCGCCGAATGCACGCAGGACCGCCTGAGCCACATGCTGCGCGAGCACGTCGAGAAGGGCGACCCGTGCGACGTGGCGAACTTCTGCATGTTCCTCTGGAACCGCGACGAATACATCGTCGGATCGGCTCCGAGCATCCAGGCGAATGCGGGACCGGAGCAGGAATTGCCGCATGAGGATGCATTGCTGGAAGAGATGGTGGGCAAGGCATGGAATCGGTTTGAGGCCGAGATGGAGCGACTCCAGAAGTCCACCGCAGTGGCAGTAGCGCCTGCCCTGCTGGAGGGGCGGGCGCACCTGACCTACACGCTGACCGCGGAAAGTGGATACGAGCAGACGGGGGAGCACCACAACATCACGCCCGAGGTCTTCGGCGCGATGATCGCCGCGCTGCACTCTCCCTCCGCTCTGGCGGACCACGCCGCGCGCTACGAATGGCTGCGCTCACGGGATCTCGACGCCGTTCAGAAGGGCGGCGTGTTCGCCGGCAAGACGCCCGACAACGTAGTGCTCAACGGTGCGGACCTCGACGCGGCAATCGACGCAGCTATAGCCGCGCAGCGCTGATCCCATGGACCGCCTGGCCCCCGCCATCGACACCGAGCTGCTGCCGCCCCTGCTGCAGGACTTCGTGCGCCTGATCGGCTTGGAGGCCACCCTCACCCTGGTGCGCGCCTATGGCGGGCTGCGCATCTTCATCCCCACACCAGCCCGCTGCAAAGAGGATCACGCCTTCGCGCAGCTCATCGGGCTGGATAAGCTGCTCATCCTGGCCCGCGAGTACGGAGCCTCCAACCACTTCGCGCTCCCCAAGGCAGAGCGGGCGCTGCTGGCCGTGCGCGACGCCCGCATCGCCCACGCCTACGCCCACCACAAGACTGCCCGCGAACTGGCGGCCGAGTTCCACCTGACCGAGCGCCACATCGAGCGCATCGTCGCTGCGGCCGGGGTCACGGCCCCGCGAGATCGGCAGCAGGGGACGCTGTTTTAA